AAAGAATTCAAGCATTACAATGAGCTATCTTGTTATGGGGATGATCATGTGCTATCATATTTAGCCACCAAGCCTGCATCTTGGACCTTTGGTAACATTCAACATGTTATGGCTGGGTTCAACGTGACTATGTTGCTTGAAGCTTCTGGCAAGCTAAGTAACATTCCATTCCTCAGCAAGAAAGTGAGATTTCCCAATGCTAGAGATCTCAAAGACTTCAAAGCAGCGGGGCTGAAAGAAGTCACCCCAACTTTTGCTGTGTCACACGATCGAGAACGGTTGCTGGGAAAGGTCACGGCTTCTGTTAAGACTATGGACCCAGTGTATCGGTATAAGCGATTACTGAGCTATTTGTCTTTGACTGCCCACCATCCTGACATTTACCAACAGTTATCCAAGATCATGAAGAACACTGGGTCTTTGAAGAGGGCAGCCAGCAGCATGAAAATGCCAGTGCCGTCCTATGAGAAGGTGCTTCGTGATTGGTACAAACCTGATGCTAGGTTTGTTGTCAATGACATTGATGATGATTTTGATGAGCTGAAACCAGACAACAATATCATATCTTATGGCACTGTGTCATTGTGGGACAGTTTGATGGGGGGTTTTGCCCTCATCCCTGATTTGGTCAATCCCACACTGTTTAATTTTGGCCACGTTAGAGCCTTGCAAAGTCAAATGGCAAGGGTCACTTCCTGGCCAATGGACTTGATGGCTCTTCAGAATGGTGCTGTGGGACCAGCCGATCTTCAAATGATGTTGGCCAAAACTTGTTATGGTTTTCTCGACCCCTCTATTTATGTTCAAATGTCAGGGAGTCCAAATTTCTCTTCTTTGCTTGTAAGACATTGGATGTACATGTGGTATGTTGAAAAGATACGGCCCAACAGGTCATATTCCCTTGTGTCGACTCTTTCAAAGAAAGTTTCGGCACTATCCTTCATGATCAATGGCAAGGTCCACATGGAAGCCCGAGTCGGTTACACTGCCTTTTTGGATGTGTTTGTGGTGGGACTTTTGGGTTTCATCAGTTTGCCTCCATTGTTTGAATGGATATCAGCAATTTGGTTGCCAAATTTTTCGATGTGGTTAGACCGACTCATGTATAGTGTGTATGCCAAGTTTTGGACATCACTTCCACCCAATTACAATGATGTGGGCGTTTTCCTTGATTCACTTTGGGAGAAGGGCTCAAATTTTGTTTTGTCGGCACCAACAGGCACTGGTAAAACAACTGCCTTTGTCAGGTACCTAGCCCTCAGAGAGGGATCTCGGTATGACAAGATCATTGTGATAGAACCTCGTAGTGCCATAGTAAAGACTGTGGTGCCTTATGTTACCAGTGTTATGAACCTTTCAGCTAGTGGTTTGACAAGTGGCATGGCCCTTGATGAATCTAAGAAGATTTGGTACATGACTGCCCAAGAATGGTTATTACACCCTTCTTGGCATAAAAAGAATTTTCTTGTCATTGCGGAC